CGGAAAGCTTTGCACCAAGGTTCATTAATTCTGTCTCTTGAGTTCCGTCAGGATTTTCTACATCAAACCCCACGCCCTCATCGAGGTATGTGTCCATCAATAGCCCACCACGGTATCTACTGTTTTGAAGCGCCTAGCAACCGGATGTACACGCGGCCGTGGCATAGAAGCCAATCCATGGAGGGCTATGGCAAACGCCATAACCCTATCATCATAACAGCCGTTCTGAGCATTGGTAGCCCCCTTTTCGTCAATAACATAGGTTCGCAATTCCTTTACTAGCTCTATGTCGGCCACACCAGAATCTCGCTGGCGGAGCAACGCGGCGAGGTTATCGATGATCAGGGGCTTGGTTTTGCTTGTAGTAAGGAAGCCACCGCGCTTCGTCATGCGGTCCCCGTATGCACCATCCACAGAGCTTTCGACAAACAGGGACGGGTAGTTCAATTCTTGCAATCGGCGCAAGGTGGTCAGTCCGTGATTGTTTCTTTCGACGATGATGTAGGCGCTGTTGTACCGCTTGCCCAAGTTGGCAACGATGTTGCCCCACTCCCATGGGTCTATATGCCCGTGATAACAGGCCACCTGATTTCCGCGAGAATCAAGAACCTGTGCGCAGGAGTAGTCCCCGTAAGCCAAGCCCTCTGCAACGTCTACGCCGATTACATATGAGTCGTCTGGGTTGGGCGGATACCACTCGCGATACGGACCCTGAATCCGCTCGAACATACCAGAGTGATCAAACTCGCCCATAAAGTCTGGGGTGTAGCACTCGCTCTCTGCGTCGGAAAGAACCTCATCTTCAACGAAACAGCGGCCCGACGTAAGAAACGCCTCTACCGCAGTGGTCGGATACTCCTGTCGGAACAGGTCATGTCCCCCCAGTTCATCCATTTTATTGCGGCGGAACTGAAGCTGCTCGTCCGTTAGCCCGTACTTTTCTGCTAACTGCTCCTCGTCCTTGGTCCTCTGGAAGTAAGGCCGCACCTTAGCCTTGTACTCCTGCATCGCAAACCATGGGACAAAGCAGGTAATCCAGTCGGTCTCGCCGCGAAGAGATTTCATGACCTGATCGTAAAACCAACCGCCTGCCCCATTCGCAGTGGACTCTAGAATTACCTCACTGCCGTCGCCCCCTACGGTCTGCAGCAAACCCGCAACAATATCAGCCCCCTGCGGGTAGAACGCTACCTCCGATCCATGTACGAATCGGTTAGTTTGTCCCCGCCCCGTTTGGGTACTGCGAGCCGTTCCAACTCTGTATCGCGAGTTGATTTCGTCGAAGACCAGCGTAGCAGCGCTTTGACTCGACAGCGTAGGCTTAAAAGCTTTATGTGGCACCTGATCATAAAAGCTTCGCACCATATTAAAAATCGCGTTGGTACTTTCCGCCAAGTGCGAAAGAACAAAAGCATTTGCATTGCGCGTCTGTGTAATTTTCCAGAAGAAACGACCTTCCACATAAGTGCTTATCCCCACCTGTCTGGCTTTTAATATCAGAGCGCGTATGCGCCCCTGCTCCCTAAGCTGCTGCTCTAGCTGCTGATGAACCATCTTCTGGCCGTCATTCAGCCTGAAGGGCACCATCTGCCCCTCCTTGTTCACCACTTTGAGTATGTTTTTAGCGTAGATCGGAAAGTCGCTTTTAAATACCTGCGCGGCCTGCATTAGCTCCTGATCATTCACCGCCTAAACCCTCTAGTATTTGCTTGCACCACCACATCAAATCAGCGTCCTCTCCAGCCGCCTTCATCATGTTCACCCTGCTGCACACCAGCCGGACGTTGCCTTGGCTGTAGATACCGCCGGAATCTATCCGGTCTACAGAGGCGTTTAGGCCAGTCGAATGCCGCTGTGCCCGAGGGTAATAGGTCATGTGTAGTCCCGTGACGGCGCACTTCCCGCCCTGCTGGTCCCACAAATCCCTGATGTCCTCTTTCGAGATCTTTATCTCGACTTGATGCGCATTTTTGTTCTGCCGACCCAGCCGACTCCAAAGGTAATTTTCTGGACTCCTGTGCTTGTATTCCTGTCTTTTGGCGTTAGTGCAGGGCTGGCATGTTCTTTTGTAGTAGCCGGTTTTTTGGTGTGGCGGAAACTCAGCTAGAGGCTTTGTAGTGCCGCATGTTTTGCATGTACGATTTTTATCCGCCACTTACCGCCCCCCGTAAGCTCATGAAAGGCGGTCATTGCCGCTCTTGAATTGGCGACTGCTATCCGGTCTGCCATTAGCCCCATTCCCAGCCCAATACATCCGTGGACATCTGACGGGAAGTTGGCGACGTGAAGAAGGATGTGTGACCTACTCGGCACGCTTTCTATCTCATAGCACCAGTCAAATTTGGGTGACTCTTGCCATGACATGGCGTACTCCCCTTCAGGAATGCACGACTCCCACGGCTTGTTGTTTAGCCATGGGCGCTCAATCGTGTAGAAGATGTGCAGTTTTTGCGCGGGGACGTGGAGCACACCCAAAGTTCCTTCTGGGTGATACGCGAACCGCTTGAGGGTCATCATTCGCAGGTTACCGTGAGGACGCCATCAGCGTTGGTTGAGGAAGAGCAAGTGACCGCAGAATCTAGAATGCTCTGAAGCGAGGACTGGTAGTTAGTCCAAACTCCACTAAATAAATTATTGTTCGCGGCGTCCATGTTCAGCATGTTCTCGTAGCCCGCCAAGCTGACGTCGGCGATCCCAGTCATTCCAGCGGTGCCGAGCGTTACCGCACTGGTCAACCCTGCCGTCCCGAGGGTGGTTGCCGCATTGAGGCCGGCAGTGCCCATGGTCAACGTGGAATCAAGACCAGCAGTGCCCATCGCCAAGGTCGCGTCGAGTCCAGCAGTGCCCATCGCCAAAGTCGAGTCGAGTCCAGCATTCCCCAGATCAACAAGGCCAGCAATCGCGTCACCAGAAATAGCCACGTTCGAGTCGAAACCAGAGGTGCCCAGAGTTACCGCCCCGTCAATCCCCGCATTACCTAAATCAACCATGCCGTTTATAAAGGGCGTGTAATCGATGTTGCTGGCTACAGATGCAGTCGCCTCACCCATGCCAACAAACGAGCCATACAGCGCCTGCTGCGTAGTGGCATCCGCAGAGATACGCGCTAAATCTACTTCGGCGCTGTACTGGGCCATGGTCTTCGCGGAATCAGCCTGCATCCACATCATCCCCAAACTGGTAACCGGAGTGGCCAGAATGGACGCCCACTGTAATGCCTGTGACTGCTGGGGGACCGGAGCTATCGTAGAGGTCTGCGTCAGGGCCAATGCCATTACCGCCGCACTTGCCGCCTGACCATCTCCCGCCGCCGCAATCTTAGAGAGCGCATCAAACTTTGCCTGAGATGCCGCCGCATTCGCTTGAGCGGCTTGAGCTACCGCCTCGTAATACTGCGTGGTGGATGACGCACACCCAGTTGTCGCTAATACCGCTAAAAATAACCCTAGTTTCTTCATGGTTTTCCCCTGTTTTCTGTAGAAGCCCCTGAGAGGCCGCAGGTTGAACGATGCACGGGGAGAGGTAAGCCCAAGGGGAGGGGCTGGATCGTCGCTCCTGCGGCCCCACAGGGGGCAATATGAATCCAATCTAACTACTGATTGTGTTTTTGTATAGCTATTTGGCATTTAAACCGCTGATCTTTTACTTGGTTGACTTCGCCCCCTTACACTTCCACCGCTTCCGCGACAGGTTATTAGGGGTATTCGGATCGTTTTGCTTCTTCTTCGGTAGCCGTTTCTTGATTCCGAGGCTGCGGGCGCAGTAACTGTCACCCTTCTTGGTGCCAGCGCGTACCCGTGGGCCACCATCCTTGGCTTTTCCAGCCTGCCCGTAGGAGACTTTCTTGCCAGATGCAGTCTTATGTACCTTGGCTTTGCCTTTCGTAGGTTTTGTCATTTTCTACATCTCCATATTTTTCGGGTGGGTACTCTCAGAAAGACCGCCCCCCCTACAAAATGGTGCCCCCCCCTGTCTAATGGTGGTAATTAGGAATTTTTTTTCCTAAATATGACCAAGCTGCTGCCGTGGGTACTCCCACTGGGGGTCAGATGTCGTCACTACCGCGCATGAGGGGAGCGTAAGTAGAAGTAAAAAAAGTAGTTTGTTCATTTTTGCTCCTAGAGATAGGCATAGTCCCCATGGAACCAGACCATACGACCGCGCCTCGACCTTCCATCTGCTATCCCCCCCCCTCCCGTGGGCCTCTTTCATGCGTGATTGGGTGACCACTGCATCCCTGATGAGGTGGTCAATCCTCGCAAGCGCCTGATTTAAAAGGCAAAACATTCTCGGGCAAAACCTCATCCGGCTCTAAATCCGCAAAGAATCCGCTCGAAACCGTCTCGATCTGCTGTTTTTCTGGAGCAAACGCGCCAATGACCTTGCCAATCAACTCAAGGGACCGAACGCGGGCGGCGTCACTGTTCTCAGGGTCCAGCGCCTCGATCTCAAGACGGCCCATGAACCAATCGTGTTTATCCACCGCTTTCACCATCAATTGCCGTTTATGGGCCTCAATAGCCGCGATAACGTCAACGTGAGTCAACAAACGCGAACCCTGTTGCTTCGGGTGCGAATAGCCTGCAGCTTGGGCCGCTTGCAGTGCGTTGCCGTGCTCAACATATTCGGCGACAAACTTCGACTGACGCCAATTGAGATTCTTGGGATTTCCCTCTCGTTTATCGGTACTCATCTCTATGGTGTTTCCTTACTAGTTAATGGGGATCCGGCGATGCGGTTATCGGGCTTTTTTCCGCGCCAAAAAATTTTCATTTGAGCAGGTGCCCAGCGGCTCCGATGACTGCCGCGAAGACGACCCAGCCTGCTCGCTCATACAGCGCCGTCGATCCCTGATGTTTCTGGAAAGCTTCGACCAGTTCGCGATGCTCTCGCTCTATCCAATCGATGCGCGTTTCATGTCGATTCAGTCGGGCGTGAGCCGCGTCGGTTCGCTCATCGATTCGACCCATTTCTGATAGCTGATCGGTCAAACGGTCAAGCTTTTCCTCGATTCTGAGGAGTCTGTCCTGCAATTCCATATTGTCTGAATCCCGCATATCTAAACGACTTTCGGCGTATCCAATTATTTTATTTAATCTTTTTCATTCTAGGGGCTTGTTTTGGCAAATCAAGGTGTGTTTATACTTAACGGGCGGGTCGGACTAACCCGCTAACGGGCACAGAACGCCCATAACAAGCTGGAGATTGAAAATATGGCAAAGCAAAACGCATACGACGTCATCACTCAAACCGTCATCGCCCAACTCGAAGAGGTGCAGGCAAGCAACTGGACAAAGCCGTGGATAACCACCGCGCAGTCGGGTCTGAATATCTCAATGTCATCAGGTGACGCTTACCGTGGCATCAACCAGCTTTTGCTGATGATGTCGGGCCGCACTGACAACCGTTGGGGAACCTACAAGGCATGGGCTGACAAGGGCGCTCAAGTGATGAAGGGCGAGAAGGGAACCAAGGTCGTTTTCTTTACGGTGTTCGAGAAAGCCAACGAGAAAGGCGGCATCGATAAGATCCCATTCGCGAAGCTGTACACCGTGTTCAACGGCGAGCAAGTCGAGGGCGCTCCCGCTCTCCCCGTCGTCGAACGTCCCACCTCCACCGCTGAGCGCAACGCTGAGGTCGAGGAGTGGGTCACCGCTACTGGCGCAGACATCCGGCACGGCAAGGGCCAAGCGTTTTACAAGCCCACCGCCGATTGGGTCGGGATGCCTGATCTCGCCGACTTTCAGCCCATGGGTGATAGCTCAGCGTCAGACACTTACTACGGCACTCTGATGCACGAACTGACCCACTGGACGGGTCACCGCTCGCGCCTTGATCGCCTTGAAATGTTCGGCAAGTTTGGCGATGACGCATACGCCTTTGAGGAGTTGATCGCTGAGATGGGTGCGGTGTTTGCTTGTGCCGCTCATGGCATCGAAGCAACGCCCCGCCCTGATCACGCCGAGTACATAGCGCATTGGCTCAAGGTACTGCGCAAAGACTCCCGCGCAATCGTGTCAGCGGCGAAGCAAGCACAACTGGCGTTCGAGTATCTGGACGCCTTCTCTATCCCCACAGAACTGAGTGAAGCGGCTTAGGTCGCTTTTTCCTTATTTTTTCCGCCACCCAAATTTTTTAGGAGCTACACCATGAAAATCAGCAAATCCAGCGCCGCCTCACTGGGTCACATTCTTGCTGACGCCCTGCACGATTGTCAGAACACCGATGAGCGCAGGGGCGTACTTCGCGCCCGAGAAGCGATTCAGGACGCACTAGAGCGCGACTGCCAAAAAACCGAAGCCGACTGGGCAAGATACTGCGCGTTTATGAACCGTTTTGATGACCGTAGCAATCACCTTACCCACTCCTAACCCATCTGATGATGGCCCGTTGTGGACGCGGGCCGAAACGCCGAGAGGCGTCATGGGAATCCACCCTAACAATCTGGAGATTGAAATGACCAAGAAGCAAAACATCATCGACGCGCTGACCGTCGAGAGCAGTTACACCAAGGGCGGCACCATGATCACCTGCTCGAATCAATTCCGGCGCTGTATGTTCCGATGCTGGCTCGACGGCAGTTACTTAGGCCAAGCGCACTACCAGCGCAACTGCCAGCGGATTCTCGAAGCCGGCGATCACTGGGGCAAGCTTCGCTCGTTTGTTGTCGAGCAGTTCGGTGAGTACATCGCGCACGAATTCGAGTGCTCGCGCTCCACTGCGGTGGACGCCATCAAGGCCGCGTTTCCTGCCGAGTATGAGAACCCCATCGAAGTGCGCGGCGTGACCGTGTTCACCGAGCTTCAGCACCTCACCGAGGAACTGATGGACGACGCTCGCGATCTCGTAGCAGAGGAGGCGGCGTAATGTTCGATGATCTAGCAACCCCTGACATCACGAAGGTCGAGACCAAAAAGTCCGGCCACAAATGCCCGCGCTGTCGAGGCACTGGCAAGTACACCTACGGCTACGTGAACCTGCAAACCTACCAGTGCGGAAAGTGCCGAGGCACTGGGCTACTCAAGACCAGCCCAGAGCAACGCATCAAGGCCCGCGCAAGCTCTGCTAAGGCGGCTATCCGACGCAAGGAAGAAAACGTCGCGGAGTTCGGCAAGCGCGAGCCTGCCGCGATCGCATGGCTCACCAGTAATAACGGTGACTTCGCCGCATCCCTGATGGATCAGGTGCGCAAGCGCGGCGACCTGTCACCCAAGCAACTGCAAGCCGTTTACCAGTCCATCGCCCGCGAGGAAGACTGGGCAAAGCAACGCGAGCAGAAAGCAACGCAAACGCAGATCGATATGACTGATCTGCTGAACCGTTTTGCTCTGGCTCTCAAGGCTGGCATCAAGCGCCCCAAGGTGAACACCGGAGACCTGCTGTTCTCTTTGGCCCCCACCCATGGGCACAACGCTGGTTGCGTCTACGTCAAGGGCGAGAAGGATGCCTACGGTGACCGACCCTACCTCGGGAAGATCACGCCGGAGGGCAAGTTCTTTGCTGGGCGTGGCGTCGAGGATGAAGTCAAGCAACGCATCGCCGAGGTTGGCGCTGATGTTGTCGGGTCTGCCAAGGCTCACGGTGCTCAGCATGGCAACTGCTGTTTCTGCTCCCGCGATCTGACCACTAACGAGTCTGTCAGCAACGGCTATGGACCCATCTGTGCCGACCGCTACGGCCTGCCGTGGATTGTCCGCGAGGAGTTCATCGAGGCGAAAGCCGATCTCAAGCAAGCCAATCAGGAGGCCGCGTCATGAATGCTCAAGTTGAATCTATCGGACGCATGGTATCTCTCGATGCCGCCGCGCAACGCAACGGCTGGGAGATCGTCCACGTCGAGGCAAATCAAACCGATGCCGTCGTGCTGTTCGACAGGGGCCGGAGTCCATTCGGTTCTGAAAAGCGCTACGGCACCTCGGAGTTTTACTTTCCCGCTGGTTACTTCGGTCAGGGTCATTACGACCTGAGTATCGATGAGGCGCGAGTCGATTTTCGCGAGCGCTGTAACCGCACCTTCCCCGTCTGATGAGACTGGCTGAATACCAGTCGAAACCCGCTCCGGCGGGTCACGGGAATTCACCCGAACAATCTGGAGGTTGAAATGGAAACTATCGACATGACACCAACTTGGAAATCTTTGTTGCCAGCGATGTTGGCGGTACTTAAGAACGGGTCATTTGAAAGCAAGAGAGACATTCTCTCAGAGCTACAGCGCATGGCTCATGCCGCAGATCTGTACGTCGCCGCCGAGAAGGACCGCAACCTGACTTGGTCAATGGATAACTATCCACCCAAGTGGGAGCGACCCGTCCTGCTGGCGCTGGTCAAGGCCATTCTGAAGCGAGGTCACACGATCTCGATCTACCTCGAAGACGAGCCAATGATCGAGCACTCCAGCGACCTTGCCGAGGTCATCAAGAACCTCGCGGCAGGAGACCTCGACTCACTGGTCATCGAGACCGATGGCGGCAACAGCGTCGGCTGGTTCAGCCTGATCTACAACAACGGGTCCGAGCATGAGCCGATGATCGTCATCTCTGATCACTCGGCCAACGAGGTTTGCAACGAGATCATGCGCGAAGTCGAGCAGGAGGTGGGGTCATGAAAAGTATTTTTGATCTATGCCAATACGAGGCCGTGATCGTTGTTCACGGCGCTGAAAGGCCTCACGGAAAGCCAGACCAAGACCCAGAGGTGCTGGCAACAATCCCATTCCATTGTCAGTACGACGAGCGCGAGGAGTTCGACCAAAGCCTTGCCTCCGCTGTGGAGGGACTGGAACGAGCCTACGCGCACCATCCTGACGGCTACCTGACGATTTCAGTAATTCGTCGCCACGGCTACATCAACATGAGCTAAGGGGGAGCCATGAGACACATCAAAGCAATCCAATGGCACACCTTCGAGTCAGCAGAGGAGGCCGCAAACACGGCTTACCTCGCCCTCGTAATGGACTGTGCTGATTACGGTCAAGACCCGAACTACGAGGTGCAGATCTACTCGCCCGAGGAAAGCCAGAAGCGCGGCTACACCAGCGGCTGGCATTTGGTCTGGGAGTGCGGCCCTGAGAACTGGGGGGTATCTCAGTCAATGGCAACCGTCATGAGCGGGATGATCCCTCCTTGGGGTTTCTGTGAGACCCAATGGGGATTCGACCTCATCTTCGTAGAGGAGGAGCAGTGAGAAAGCGATTCGTTATGGCCGTGGACATATCCGAGGACGCTATCTTCGGAACCCTTATCGCAGACCTGAAAAACGCAGTCGGGAGCATAGCCGTGCATCCCGAGCATCAATTTTATCGACTGTCGCCCATCGAGCAGTCCGACCTGATCGATGACTGGGTTGGCTTGCTGAACGGCCTGCGCGAATCTTTAGACCACCAAGCAAAAGGAACTATTCAATGAATGACATGGCAGAGCATTTTGTAGCGCTCGCCGGAGTGGCGGCGATGACGCTGACGCTGTGGCTTTACGAAAACGTATTTCTAGGAGGGTAAGTGATGGAAGAGCAAGAGTTTCAATTTTTTGACCTGCTGAAAAAGCATGATTTCTGGTACACCTACTCCGACGACCATCGTTACTATATTCGTGGGCGCGATGAGCGGAAAGTGATCTATCAGAAAATTGATGAGTGCCCCAAGCTGATCTGGATATGGGATAAATTTTGCAGGGCCGTGTCGGATCAGAAGACGCCCTCCAGCTTGGAGGAACTGCGCCGTGATTGAAGATGTTTCAGCAGCAGAGGTGCGCGAGTTTGTGCGCAAGGCCAAGTCTGGGTTGCCCATTAAGGTCTTAGTCCATGAGCACGGTATCCCTGCTACCCGTATCGCGAAATACATCCGGCTATATGGTAAGTTTGGTGATCAGTTTTTTCCGCCGAACAAATCTTCTATGGGTCGATCAGTTCACAACAATCGAGAGCTAAAGCGGCTTGTCGCAAAGCACGGCCTGACCCGAGGGCAGGTTGCCGATATGCTGGGTGCCAGCCCAGATACAGTGAAGAACTGGTTGCGCAGTGAGACCGCCGTCAATCATACATTGATGCCGACCTACGCCCTTGACCTGATTAGAATTCGGGTAGCGGAGGCACGCGAAGATACATAACCGGATAGGGGTTGGGTTCATCAACCTCTCCAATCAGGCTGTCTTCCACCATCTCGAAAAGGCCGAACCAGTTACCGTCATCTGACGTTCCTGACACCAAATACAAGCCCTCAGTCTCTGGGGGCTTGTCTTCAAAGAAAGTCCATCCCTCTCTGTGCAGAAAGACGACGTTGTCTCTCCGCTCCAGCACCTGCGCGGCATTGCTCATTGGCTGTCCTCAAGCTTGGTGGGGGACGACGCTTCCAAAGCCTTTGCACCCCGAATTTCACTTCGTCTCGAATGCCGGTCAAAAGCCCATCGTCTGACGGATAAGTATCCATCACCGCCCTCCTCTCTTCCAGACTTGACAGGTCAGCGATGCGTGAGCACACGAATATCAAGCACAATTTCATCGCCAGATCTTGCATTTCTGGATCGAGTTGATCCTCCAGATAAGCCTTGATGTCGGGGTATCTCAGGTACTCTGAGGCCCGCATCGAAATCGACCGCAACTCAGCGGGATGCAATCGTTTCCCTGACAATCATGATGAAGTCGAACCAATCGATGACCGCCTTGCAGTCGCTGGTCTTAGGGAAGTCTGAGTTGATCGCGTACAGCGGGACGACGCAGTAGGTAGGCTGTCGATCAAAACGGTAGACCAGCGCGGGGATTAAGCTGTGCTCGTTTGCAGCAGTGACAACCTGATCCCACCAGTCGTTCTGGTACATCCCGCCACGGGCGTAACGCTTGCACTCAATCGCGAAGGGCGGGACGAAAATGTCGGGCAGGCTGTTCTCTCGGTACTGGTCGAGAATACGCTTGATTGGCTCATCAACGATCTGCCCCAATTCCGAGCGAAGGGCGTTAACTATCTCTCTCTCAAACCCCAAGCCTTTACGCCGCGAATTCACCATCACTAGCCCTCCACGGTTTACTCATCCATTCCCGCCGCCAAGTGACGCACTCATACAAACTGGTTTCCCTGCCGTGCTTGCCCTGCTTGATCGCCACTCGCAGCTTGTCTGTCTCCATTCCAAAATAGATCATCAGGCGCACTTCATTCATTGGTATGTGCATCCTTCTGACTAGCTCTTCGGCTGTGAATGTGACTATCCCCATGGTCATGAGGCGATCTAGATTCTGTGGCGCTTTAGTCTCTGGTTTTTTAGCCATTTTGCGCGCCCTCATTTTTTTCCAGTGCGACAAGAGCCAGCAGGCAGTAGTGAGCCATCTTCAAGATGTCGTGCTCTGGTGTTGCCCCTTCCTTTTTCCCCTGCCTTGCGGCGTACTTGATGACGCAAGCCATGGCGTGATCCACCCCGTAGCCGGAGTCAATAATCAAATCGATTGCCTGCGTCCCGTTTTTTGCGTAATGCTCCGCGTAAGTCCCGAGCACATACGTCTCAAGATCCTTCAGTGCTTTCTTCTCCCGCATTTTTAATCACCTTAAATCGTTCAATTTTGAAAACCGCAAGAGGCTCAACGTCCTCCTCGTTGCGCATGGTTTCTTCGCTCCTTCCCGCGACGACGTACTCATCAGGGCACATCAGGTTGATCCACGCATGGGTTCCGCACTTCCACCGAACTAAAAATCTGGTCTGATGGTTTTGCGTTCGGAGCCAGTCTGCGAACTGCACCTTTCGTAGTGAGCACCAGACATCTGGGTACTGCCCGAACGAATGATTCCGGTTGCGGCACTCACCCCATATCAATGGCTCCCTGTTGCCCTTCCGATGGAAGGTCACATCAAGCGTGTGGTTCTGCGGAAGCTTGAAAAACTCAAGCCCCCACGCTTCTGAGAACACCCTCGCTATCTGCTTCTCAACCTTCCTGTCCTTTTCCGTCTCATGAAAAGTTTCTATGGGCATTCCCTCTCCTCCCTGAGTTCGTTTACCAGTTCCTCAACGGTGAACATCAGTTCTAGCTCTGGCCCGTAGCGCTCCTCGAATCTGCGCTTGTATGGGTGCCTGCTGGTGAACTGCTGAATGTCACTGCCCTGACGGTGGTGGTGATAACAAAGGGGGATAACGTGAAAGTGCGCACCCACCTTCGTCTTGCCGTCGATGTGGTGAATTTCAGCGGGGGTTTCACCGAGACCCTCTCTCCGACAAACGATGCAACCCAGTGCCTGAACATCGTCCATCCACTTTTTCTCACCGGATGTTGGAGTTCTGCCCCTCACTTGCTGACTGGCCTCCCGATTACCCCCTCCGTTGCGATGGCTTTTCTTCCGTGCTTCGCCAGCACTTCGTTGATGGCCTCGATCAGTATCGAGTTCAGGGGCTTCTTCTGCTTCCGCGCCAAGATCTGTAGTGACTTGAGCGCGTTTGTGTTTAAGCGACACGTCACTGCTTTTCTCTCTTCCCTCATGCGTTGTATGCCCTCCTCTCTAGGCGATTACTTGCTTTCTCCGAGCGCCATTGCTCGAACTCAATTTCGCAGGCTCGGAACTCAGCCTTCGCCGCCGCAAGCATTCCCTTGGCGGTGCCCCTGTTGACGCGGGCGTTGTAAACATCCCCCTCCAGATCTGCGAATCTCATCTGGGCGGCGGCGGTCTTGTTGCCCTCGCTCTCTGCCCTGACCATGGCTTTGGCGTACAACATCTTCTCCATTGCCTCTGCCCGAGCGATCTCCTCTTCGGCTGAGCGCATCTGCTCCCCCGCCTCTCTGATCTTCATTGCGTATCGCTCTTCTTCCATCACCCCTCCAGTTCCGGTCTGTAAGTAAATGGCTTGCCGTTCTTGGTGTGGAAGGCTCTGGCATCTGTGCGCCACAGCCCAATGTTTGATTCAAAGCCGGACAGACGTTGCTTCTTGACCATCAGCGTGACGTCCGGCTGAGCCAAAAGCTCAACGTCGTCGTCTCGGGAAGCGGCCCCGTTCTCCAGCCAGAACTGCCTGTCTTTCTTCTTCTTGTTGGACCAGACGGCTACGACGTTCATGGAGTTATCAGCCAATCCTCCGGACCCCTTGAGATCGTCTATAACTGGGCGCGGGTTGTCCCCGTCCGAGTGCCCCGTCTTGCGCGAGTGGTGGACAAGGATCAGGTGGGCGTTGTGGGTGCGGACCAAGTTGGTCAACTCGACCACAAAGTCTCGCTCCAGATTGAGATCATTCATGGGCATCGTGATTCGCTGAAGACAGTCCAGCACGATCAGCTTGCACCCCTGATTCAGCATATGATTTACCTTCGCGATAGCGGCGTGTGGCTTATCGACCATCTCGTTGATGACGTACAGGTAGTCATCCATTAGAGCCATGCACTTCTCGACATAGCCGTCAGTCGGGTTGCTGTTGTTCGCTAGCTGGTTGGCCATCAGGCTCAGCAGGTATGGCGTGTCCATCTCGTAGCTGATGTAGCCCGCCTTGATCTTGTGCATGACGTAGTCCGCGACCAGATAGTTGGCGACGGTGGACTTATAGGAACCGCGACTGCCGAACAGAATCGTCACCTCACGCGGGCGCAGAGCGAACTTGTCCCCCTCCCTGTCCCAGAAGGGGAAGAATGCGTCCCTGTTGACGCCGTGCTGGCGGAAGTCCAGAACCTGCTCCGTGAACTCGCCTGCGGTGAAGACGTTCTGGAAGCCCTCCAGCGATGAGTTGATGTCCAAGTCTTCGAGCTGCATGAACTCGCTGTCGGCTGGCTTTCTAGACATAGAGATCCTCCTCCTTCTGCTCTGGCGTGGAGATCTCGTCAAGCCAGCGCTCTTGGTTGATGTAGGTTTCTGGGTTCAGGATGAAGCGGGCCTCGGTGGGCCAGACGCGGGCGCGGAGATTCTTCTCAATCAAACCCAACGTGGCAGTATCGAGTCGCTCTAACTTCTTGACGCACTTGCTCTTGGCCACCTTCTTGGGGAAAAGCTTCCAGATTCTCTCTACCGTCTCATCCTTTTCGATGTCGCGTGACTGTCCGGTGACTGTCACATTCTGTTCTTTATTCTTATTTCTTAATTCTTCTTCTTTAGCCAGCTTCTCTCTTGCGCGTTGCCTTCTCTTTCGAGCCGCGCCCGTCGCGTCAGAACTTTGCTTGTCGTCCCAGTTTATGATGTCCCAGTCATCAGCGATCAATTCAACGTCCATCAGCCGATCTTTGACCGCCGCCATCTCGACAGGGGTCAGGCCCAGATGGACTGACAGCATCTGATCACGGAGCTTCGCGTTAGGCTGATCGAGAGTTCCATCCGCCTTCGCGCACATCAGGGAGACGTAGTGCCAACGGTCCTCAAAGGACAAGATTCTCAGGCGGGGATGGTTTGCAATCTCGGGGTACAACTTGAACCACTTCACGCTTGGCGGCTCCAAGTGTTGTTCTTGTAGAACTCCAGCGCATTGCATCCCAGTCGTCGGGACTCGCGTTTGACTGCTGCTTGGAACTTCTCCCAGTCCTGCTTGCTGAACTGACTGCTCGGCTGGTCGAGACCGATTCGGACGATGAACTCGTCGTCTTCTGGCACCCAGTTCTTCGGCTTGCGGAATCCTTCGCGGCGGGTGTATGGGTCTTCAGGGAACAAATCGTTTTCACTCATTCCCACAGATTCCATGATATCTTTCGGCGCACACCCGTGGCTTCGGCAGATCATAATGATCGCGCCAGTGCGGCCTATTTGAATATCTAGGGAGGGACTTTTGTCATTGTGCGCGGGACATCTAGCGCGGTACTTATCTTCACCAGTGCTTCGTGCGTATTGCAGTCTGGATACAAACTCTTCTAGCCTTTGCCGTATTCCCACTGTAGAACCCGTTAGATATTATTAAAACCCGATGGCACATATTAAATCGGAGTCATGTGCTTGGCAAGCGCTACCTATTGCTAATCTGTGATTTGCGAATTCCGCCTTTAAAGAAACAAATGTTAATGTTAAGTTGACATCTATTTTTTTCGCAACTATCGTATACATCTTGTACATGTCCGGACAGACGGCCCGACTAGCCGGATATGCGGAATAAATACTCAAGCGGACCAAGGAGCACAACCATGCCAGTGGTAGCTATCAACGACGAAGCCTCTGAGGTAAAAAGGGAGCAAAGATCTGATCGCTTTAGAGCGGTATTAAAAAGACACGGGATAGCAGAGCATGGTGCTCAGACAGCTATCGCAAAAGAAGTAGGCGTATCAGACGCCACTGTCGCCGCTTGGATGCGCGGCTCCATGCCAAGGGATCCAGAAGTGTTGTTTCGATTTTGCGACACTTATGATGTAGACCCGTATT